GCTAAAGCCGAAAAAATGGGTGTCAATATTTTTGGTGACACTTTTGTGAACACCCTTGCCGCTGATATGTTGGGGGGTTCTATAAAAGGTTTTGGTCCTACTTATAGTTTTGGTGGAGGCAATCAAGAAGCTGATAAGTTTTTGCAAAATTATGCAACGCAGTATCAAGATGTAGGCGGTCAATATTACTATAACAACCCCTCTACTTTTTTCAACACGATGTTGACTAATTATGGTTCTGGCTCGCCCCGTAATACTTTAATGGAAAATATCTATAACCAGCTTGTTCCTGGAGGGGCGACACCTTTAGGAATTCTTGCCAATGTTCCTAGTTTGATGCAAAATGTTCCCAGCCCTGTGAGTGCCGGAATAGGTTTAGGCAATATGCTTGCTGGTAAATTGGGTATTGGTGTAGAGGGTGACGATGAGTCGGAAGACTCAGAAGAAAACGAGGGTTTAGGGTACACTATAGATGCCCAAGGTAATTACAACTATGATAGCCCCAAGGCTTTTATAGATAAAATGTTAGGTAAACTCAAGTAGCCCAAGGAGATATTGCTATGGCTAAAGATAACCGAAGAGAACAACTGCTTCAGCTTTTGGATGATGCTCGTCAAAACGAAGATGACGATAAAATCATTGAAATTGAAGCTGAGCTTTTCCAAATGGGTGATGACCGTGAAGGCCAAGCCTATGGCGGCATGGCTGGTAAAGGCAAAAAACTTAAGATGAAAAACGGCGGCATGGCCAATAAAGCTCGTATGAATGCTACAAGCAACCGTGCGACTAAGCGCGGTGTTAGCCGAGGTGGTGGTGCGGCGTTGCGCGGCACAAAATTTGTAGGCGTCCGATGAGTGTAGAAACCTTCCTTAAATGGAAAATCCTGCCCCGCTTTATGATGTTGGTGATGACACTAATGTCATGGCGGGTTGTGGAGTGGTTTATGTCGCTTGAAGATCCAAGCAATGCTCAGGCGGGTTTAGTGTCTGTTGTGACAGGGGCTATGACAGGTGCATTTGCAGTGTGGATGAACCATGAGGGTAAACATCATGGCTAAACTGGTTAAAGCCCCTAAAGGCTACCATTGGATGAAAAAAGGCGCAGGGTACTCGCTTATGCGTGACCCTAAAGGTGGTTATGCTCCTCATAAAGGAGCGTCAAAAACGGCGAAATTTAAAGTTGATAAAGTGCATAAGTGATCCATGTCTTTTTGTTATTGGTGTATTTAGGTACGGGAGACGAACGACAATTAATTAGTAATGATATGTACTTTCGTAGCCTCGAAGAATGTAATTGGTATGCGAAAAACCTTGCCAAACGATATGGTAACTATCAGTATTATGATAGAATGGATGCAAGGGATAGGGTAACAGCGTATTGCGTACCCAAGCACATAAGGGAAGACTCTGTTAAAGTTTACTAGGAGGTAAATATGTTACAGGCGTTAATCGGTCCAGTGACGGGCATACTGGATAAATTTATTGAAGATAAAGATGCTAAAAATGCTATGGCGCATGAAATTGCGACTATGGCAGAAAAAGCCGCGCATGAAGCGGCAATGGCACAAGTTGAAGTCAATAAAATGGAGGCACAGCACCGCAGTTTGTTTGTAGCTGGTTGGCGTCCTTTTATTGGTTGGACTTGCGGTATTGCGTTGGCCTACCATTTTGTTTTGAATCCTTTGATTATGTTTGGTGTGTCATGGGCAGGGGTAGAAATACCAGAGTTGCCCGAGTTTGACATGGGTTCGCTTATGACGGTATTGATGGGTATGCTTGGTCTTGGTGGCCTCCGCACTTTTGAAAAAGTAAAAAAGGTCACAAAATAGATGTCAGACCTTTACATTCACGAAAAACTCCGTAATATAATACGAGAACGGAAAGAGCTTCTTGGACAACAATTACTTGAAGGCCAAATAGAAGATTTTTCTGCATTCAAGGAACTGCGAGCTCGTCTTGCAGAACTTGCCAACATTGAACAGGAGCTACAAGCCCTGCTAAAAAAGGTGGAACATGAGTAAAACTCTTTATGTACCCGAGTACATCGCGAAAGCGCAACAGGCTAAAGCTCAAGAAGCTGAAGCAACCCCTTCCCCCCAAGCCCCAGCAGTTGAAAAAATGCCACAGCCAACAGGCTGGCGTATTTTGATTTTGCCCTATAAAGGCAAAAAGAAAACTGAAGGCGGCGTTTACCTTCCAGACCAAGCAGTTGAGCGTGAGGCATTAGCCACCGTATGTGGTTATGTGCTTAAAGTTGGACCGCTTGCCTATAAAGATCCTGATAAATTTGGGGAAACAGGAGCATGGTGTAAGGAAGGTGATTGGGTGATTTTTGGTAGATATGCTGGAAGTCGCTTTAAAATAGATGGCGGTGAAGTCCGTCTTCTAAACGATGATGAGATTCTGGCTACTATAAATAATCCAGAAGACATCTTGCACACATAACAGGAGTGAGTTATGCCAGAGGCTAAGAAAGCTGAAGAACTCGAGGATGCCGTAGAGGTAGAACTGGAGCAAGACCAAGAGGTAGAGACACAAGAATCTACCGAAGAACCTGAACAGGCCGCATCAGACGAAGCTTCTGATGACGATCTTGAGGGTTACAGTGATAAAGTAAAAAAGCGCATTGAAAAGTTAACCTATAAAATGCGTGAGGCTGAACGCCGCGAGAGAGCCGCTACAGATTATGCCAAATCTGTGCAAAAGCAAATGGAGGATTTAAAGACTAGATCTAGTCAAATTGATGAGTCCTATCTCTCGGAGTATGATCAGCGTGTAAATACGCAAGAAGAGATTTTAAAATCCAAACTCACTAATGCAATTAACTCTGGCGATGTAGATGGCCAGATAGAAGCGCAAAAGCAACTTGCTAAACTTGCTATTGAAACAGAGCGGTTGACGGTTGCAAAACAAGAGTTTGAACAGCGAAAAGTTAAGCCTCAAACACAGGGTCAACCTCAATCACAATCACAAACTCCTGCCCAACCAGATCCTAAAGCACGGGCATGGGCAGAGCGTAATGAGTGGTTTGGCCAAGATGAGCCTATGACGCTAACAGCGTTTAGCATCCATAAGCGGTTGGTAGAAACAGAATACTTCGATCCGAATAGTGATGAGTATTACGAAGAGTTGGATCGTCGTATGCGTAGTGAGTTCCCGCATAAGTTCGGGGAAGCTAAACCCAGCAACTCAAATTCTAGGTCACCAGTAGCCCCAGCTTCACGCTCTTCGGGTAAGGTTCAGAGCAAAAAAATCAAGCTCACTCCTTCTCAGGTTGCAATAGCTGATAAACTTGGTGTAAGTTATGAACAATACGCGAAGCAACTTGCTCGCTTAAACTCGTGAAGGACAAGATCATGGATCGTACCCCACGCACTGCACAAACTCGTGAGAAAGACTCACGCCGCAAACCTTGGCAACCACCATCCACATTGGATGCACCCCCAGCACCGGAAGGTTTTGTTCACCGCTGGATCCGTGAATCAGTTATGGGTCAGGATGACAAAAAGAACCTTTCAGCTCGCCTCCGCGAAGGCTTTGATTTAGTTCGCGCTGATGAGTACCCCGACTTTGAAGCCCCTACCGTCCAAGACGGTAAACACGCGGGAGTCATAGGAGTGGGTGGTCTACTTTTAGCTCGTTTCCCTATTGAATCTAAACAAGAGCGTGACGCATATTTCCGTGGTAAAACCTCAGATCAAATGCAAGCTGTTGATAACGATTTGTTCCGGGAAGAGCATAGTTCGATGCCTATCCTTAAACCAGATAGGCAATCTCGTGTAACCTTCGGGGCTAAAGGTGGCTCCGAAAATTAGAAGGATCTTAGAGCATGGCAAATATTGATGCTGCTTTCGGACTACGTCCGTACAAGATGCTCGGGGCTGGTGCAAACACCAACGGCTTGATGACCTTCAAAATCCAGACTTCAGGAACGGCTGGTACATCTTCTGTAATTTATGAAGGTACGCCTGTTATTCCTCTTGCCAATGGTCTTGTGGATATTGTAGGTGCGGCGGCTGGTGGTACTGTACCCCTCCTCGGTGCGTTTATGGGTTGTAATTACACTGATCTTAACGGTACTCCCGTTTGGACAAACAAGTGGCCAGGAACTGCCTCTGTAAAGAGCGGGACTGAAGCGACTGCTGTGATTGCGGCTCACCCTGATCAGCTCTTCCTCATCAATTGTGATGCGGCGGCGGCTGATACACTTGTTCACGCGAACGCTAATTTTGCAAGCGGTACATCTGGCGATGCGACGACTGGTAAGTCGTCTGCTGAACTGGCTGTATCAACAGCAAATACGACTAACACCCTGAATCTGCGTATTATCGGTTTTGAAGATTCCCCTTCAAACGATGATGCGACTGTTCCAGGTCGTCTAGCGATCGTGATGCTTAACAACCACTTCTATCGTTATGGTGCTAACGGTACTGGTGCTGGCGTCTAAGGAGGGTTCGTAGATGGCTATTTCAAGAGCACAACTGCTAAAAGAGCTTGAGCCTGGACTTAACGCTCTGTTCGGTATGGAGTACGATCGGTACGACAACGAGCACGCTGAAATTTATGAGACCGAAAATTCTGATCGGGCTTTTGAAGAAGAAGTGATGCTTGCTGGCTTCGGTCAAGCTCCAACAAAAGGTGAAGGTGCGGCTGTTAGCTACGATTCAGCTAACGAAGCATTTACCGCTCGCTATACACACGAAACTGTGGCACTGGCGTTTGCGATCACTGAGGAAGCTGTAGAGGATAACCTCTATGACCGCCTCAGCTCGCGTTACACTCGTGCGCTGGCTCGTTCTATGGCAAACACCAAACAGGTGAAAGCGGCCTCAATCCTTAACAATGCGTTTGATAGCAACTTTGCTATTGGCGATGGTAAGGAATTGTGTGCTACTGATCACCCGACTGTTGGTGGCGGTAACTTCCGGAATGAACTGTCAACTGCGGCTGACCTCAACGAAACATCGCTTGAGCAGTCACTGATCGACATTTCTAACTTCATTGACGAGCGTGGTCTTAAGATCGCACTTCGTGGTATGAAGTTGATCATTCCTACCAACCTCCAGTTTGTTGCCGAGCGTTTGATGGCATCTAATCTGCGTCCTGCGACTGCAGACAATGACATCAATGCTATCCGTAACATGGGTATGCTTCCTGACGGTTATGTGGTTAACCACTTCCTGACCGATACAGATGCGTTCTTCATTAAAACGGATGCGCCTAACGGCTTCAAGCATTTTGTTCGGACTCCAATGCAAAACAGCATGGAAGGCGATTTCGAAACAGGTAATGTTCGCTACAAAGCTCGTGAGCGTTACAGCTTCGGTGTTTCCGACCCACGCTGTGTTTTTGGTTCTCCTGGAGCCTAAACAAAATTCATCAAAATGGAAGGGCGGCTTTTCAGCCGCCCTTTTTTGTTATATAGTTGAGATATCAACCTTGACTGCGTAAGCAGACACTAGCCACGACAAGGAGATACACATGGCTAAATCGACCTTTTCAGGTCCAGTTGTTTCTAACAACGGCTTCATTACTGCTGGTTCTGATTCTGTTGTAAACATTACAGCTGAGACCAGTCTCACCTTTAACGCACACGCTGGCCGCATTATTGAAATCAATGATGCAGACGGTGCTGTTACCCTGCCTTCGATTGCTACGGCTGAAATCGGTGCAGTTTACCGTTTCTTCATTGGCACAACAGCTTCTGATCTTGATATTAAGACAGATGGTACTGATAAGTTTGTTGGTTCTATTTCTGTTGGCATCACCAATAGTACACATAAGCGGTTTGTTCCTGGAGCAACTAATGATGTGATTTCAATGAATGGTACTACCACTGGTGGTATTGCTAACAGCTATGTTGAAATTACTGCTCTGGCTACTGCCGAGTATATGGTTCAAGGACAGTTGATTGGGTCAGGCACGATTGCTACTCCTTTTGCTGATAGCTAAGAGGGGCGTAATCCATGGCTGGATCTGATGTACAATCAAAGCGGTTAACTGGCACTGGCTCTGCTGGTGTTGGTCCTGCGCGTATCCGTCAGATACAGGTTCTAACCACGACAGGTACACCCCGCCTTACCATTACAGATGGTGATGGCGGGGCTACCGTTTTGGATTTAGATTTCCTTGCATCTGATTCACACTCAGTAAACATCCCTGCAGAGGGTATTCGTGTAACAGATATTTATGTGTCTGCTTTCACTAATATCACTGCTATGACGGTGTTTTATAACTAAAGGAGACTCGAATGGCTCGTGAAGTTAGCTCTATTACAAGAGTTGGAACCTCTGAGCCGTTCGAGCTTCAAGTTGCCCGTGGGCAAGTTGCTTATCACTCTGCTGTGCATAAGTTCGGTGCTGTGCCTTCTATGTCTGTAAGCACAACAGGATCCATTTGGGATATTGATGATACACTATACCCGTGGTCGTCTTTTTCTTCAGCTAGTACGCTTACTGTAGACAGAGCAAGTGCTTCTGACGCAGATAAAACTATCACAATAGTTGGCCTAGATGCGGACTATAATGAAATAACAGAAAATGTGACGCTTACCTCTGCAACCGGAAATGCTACCACGCAATCCTTTTTAAGGGTGTATCGTGCGTATATGTACAATGGTTCAGCAACAAATGTGGGCAATATCGATATAAAAGTAAGTGCTACCACCGTTGCTCGCATAACTGCGGGTAAAGGTCAAACTCTTATGGCTATATATACTGTTCCTGCTGGATACACAGCATACTTGACCCAAGGTGTAATGAGCGTTAAATCGGGTGCAGATGCAACAGGCGACTTTTTTGTACGATATAGTGGTGAAACAGCCTTCCGTATCGCACACACTTTTGAGGTGGCTTCTGCTGAATATTTTTATGCTTTTGGTATCCCGTTTGCCGTGCCTGAAAAATCAGATATTGATGTAAGGGCTAGTGTAAGGTCAAACAATGCGCGAGTCACAGCGGCTTTTGATATGATTCTTATTAGGAATGGGAGTTCGTTTTAATGGCTACGACTAAAAATGTCAAACGCACCCCTAGCGGTAAATTAAGCTACAGAGGAGAAACTTTTAGTGGGTACAATAAACCCAAGCGTACTCCTGGAGCAAAACGCAAGTCTGCGGTGTTGGCTAAAAAGGGTGACCAAGTAAAGTTGGTACGGTTTGGTGACCCTAATATGAAAATTAAAAAGAGCATCCCTGCTAGACGCAAGTCTTTTAGAGCTCGCCATAATTGTGCCAGTGCTTCCGATAAATTCTCGGCAAGGTATTGGTCATGCAAGGCGTGGTAAAATTTATGGCAGACCGTGGTGTACATGACTTGGAAATTGAGTTTACCGAGTGGAAGACAAAACAAGATCATTTAGTTCGTCATGTGGATGAACTTCATGAGGATATGAAAGAAGTAAAAAAGGCTGTGTTTCAAGCTAAGTGGATGTTGATTGGGGCTGTGGTGGTTATTGGTTTGACAAACAGTGGTAGCCTTTTGGAACTTATTAAGTTGATGAAATAATGGCAATGACACGGGGACAAATGCGAAAGCAAGTAGAAAAAGCTCCCGCTTCTAAAAAGAAAAAGAAGCGTAAAATCCCTGCCAAATATTTAGCTGGTCTTAGTTCTGCTGATAAGGCCAAGCGTAGAAAAGAGATACAGCGGAACGCTAAAAAGTCTTCAAAGGATCCTTCTGCATATGTTTTCCCTAGCGATTATACGAGCTCTGGAGCTAGAAGGAAGACAAAAGAATCTAAGTATACAAAAGCGTTCCGGAAAAAGTTTGGTACTAAGACGAGGAAAGCCTAATGCCTTACAGCAAGTACACTCCAAAACAAAAGCGGCTTGCCGCTATTGCCCCACCCCGCAAAAAGATTACCCGTGCGGATATAATTACTGCCGCTAAGAGGAAGAAAAATGGCACTAAGCGCAAGCGTAAAAAAGTCTCTGGCTAAGAAAGCAGAGGCGGCTCGCAAAAAAGGTAAGAAGGTAACGGCTGGCCAGCTCCAGCGTGTGTACAATAAAGGGCTGGCGGCATATAGAACTGGACATCGTCCCGGAGCTACACCAAGCCAGTGGGCTATGGCTAGAGTCAACAGTGTGTTGACAGGCGGTAAAGCCGCAAAAGTAGATGCTCATATCTTTGGTAAAGGTAAAAAACCAAAGGCTAAAAAGGAGAAAAAGTCATGAAAAACGGTCGCAAGAAAATGATGGGCGGTGGTTATGGCCGCAAGAAAATGATGGGCGGTGGTGAAATGATGATGTCACCACGGAAGAAAATGGCGTATGGTGGCTCAGCAAGGAAGAAAATGAAGGGCGGCGGCAAAATAGTAAAAGGTCCGTGCTCATAAGGAGTAGGTTATGGCGACTTCTGGTTCTACCGATTTTGAATTAGATGTAAGTGATTACATTGAAGAAGCATTTGAGCGTTGTGGTATGTCAGTCCGCACAGGATATGACCTTACTACAGCGAAGAGGTCGCTTAACCTTTTGTTTGCTGATTGGGCTAACCGTGGTTTGAATCGTTGGACAATTGAGCAAAGCACTGTTTCTTTGGTCGCAGGAACAAACAGTTATAATCTTGATGCAGATACAATTGATGTATTGAGTGCTGTTATTCGTACTAATGCGGGGGTATCTACACAATCCGATGTCACCATTGAAAGAGTAAGCCGTGATGAGTTTTTAAATATCCCTAGCAAACTTTCCCAAGCAAAACCAACGCAATGGTATATAGATCGTTCTATCACGCCTGTTTTGAACATATGGCCTACACCTGATCAATCGTACACTTTTGTGTACGATAGGTTGACTCGTATCCAGGATGCAGATGATTACACAAATACGGTAGAAGTACCCTTTAGGTTTTATCCGTGTTTGGCCGCAGGTCTGGCATATTACATTTCCATGAAAAAAGCCCCTGAGCGTATGCAGTTGTTAAAGGCGGTGTACGAAGAAGAGTTCCAACGGGCGGCATATGAAGATGTAGATCGGGCAAACCTGACACTTACCCCACGCAGAGATTATTATGGGTTCTTGTAATGGCATATGCGGTCGGTAAATATTCTCAGGCTATTTGTGACAGGTGTGGGTTTCAATACCCATACCTTGAAATGCGTGAGGAATGGAACGGCCATAAAGTATGCCCTGAGTGTTTTGAAACAAAGCATCCACAGTTAGACCCAATCTTTACACCAACAGACCCACAAGCAATATATAAACCTCGGGTAGACCGTAAAGAACCTCTGGTTGTGCAAGTGGGAGAATCGGTGTTTAATGAAACAGCCCCCTTACAGATGGTAACTTCTGTGGGCATAGTTACGGTGTCAGTATCATGAGTTTTACATACGCAGAGCTTAAAACAGCTATCCAAGATTATACGGAAAATCAGGAAACGACTTTTGTTAACCACCTTGATGATTTTATCCAAGGGGCAGAAGAGCGTATCCTTAAATCTGTACAACTTGAGTTTTTCCGTAAAAACGCTACAGGTTCTATGACATCAGGTAATAAGTACCTTGCTGTCCCTACAGATTTTTTAACGCCTTTGTCTCTATCCATTATTAGTTCTAGCAACCATGTCTTTTTGTTATATAAAGATGTGAACTTTATTCAGGAAGTAAACCCTAATCCTGCTACAACAGGTGTGCCGAAATATTATGCTTATTTTGATGTAAGTAATTTGGTTATCGCGCCTACTCCTGATGATAACTATACCGCTGAGTTGCATTATATGTACCGACCAAACAGCCTCACTGCGGGTGCGGCAGGTGGAACAACATGGCTCAGCACTAATGCAGATAGAGCTCTTCTTTACGGAAGTCTCCTAGAGGCGTATACTTTTATGAAGGGCGAAGCTGATGTGCTCCAGCAATATGAAAAAATGTTTGCTGAGGCTATTGGTAGGCTGAAAAACTTCGGGGAAGCACTTGAAGTTACTGATGCTTATCGTCAAGGGATGTTAATGAGGCAAAAAGCATAATGTTTAAAGCTGATTTGAAACTTCCTGAAACACCGATTGTAACGGTGCAAACGACCCAGAATCGGGGGTTTACCCCTGATGAAGTCGCAGAGCGGTGCGTAAATAAATTGATTTCGGTCTCAGATTCCGCACCCCCAGCTATACGAGACCAAGCCAGAGCGTTCCAAAAGCATATGGAAAAAGTTGTGGCGTTTTATATGCGGGAGGCTATTCGAAGTGATAGAACTACTGTATATAATAAATTATTGGATGCAGGGCATCCTGAACTGGCTGAAGCGATAAGGAGATTTTGATGGCTATCACCCAAGCAATGTGTACTTCCTTTAAACAGGAACTACTCCAAGCTAAACACGATTTTACGACCTCTACAGGCCATAGCTTTAAACTTGCTCTGTATACTAGCAGTGCAACTCTAGGAGCCACCACGACTGATTATAGCGTGACTAATGAGGTAGCTGGCACAGGGTATAGTGCTGGCGGTGGGGCGTTGACTAATGTCACCCCTACCACAAGTGGTACGACTGCATTTACAGACTTTGATGATCTCACTTTTAGCACAGCAACAATTACAGCCAACGGTGCTCTTATTTATAACACCACAACAGGTGGTGGTTCTGGCACAACGGACTCAGTAGTTGTTCTTGCTTTTGGTGGTGATAAAACCTCGACAGCGGGTGACTTTACTATTCAGTTCCCAACTGCGGATGCAAGTAACGCTATCATCCGCATTGCCTAAGTAGGGGGCTAAAATGGCTCTTGTCATTGCGGATAGAATAAAAGAAACAACTGCGACCTCTGGTACGACGGATTTTGTATTAGATGGGGCGACTACGGGTTTTTCTGCCTTTAGTTCTGCTTTGTCTAATAGTGATACGACTTACTATGTTTGTGTTGATGGTTCTGATTATGAAGTAGGGCTTGGTACTTATGTATCTGGCACAAATACTTTGCAAAGAACTACGGTGTTAGCCAGCACAAACGCAGGAGCAAAAGTTAGTTTCTCGTCTTCAGCCAAAGAAATATTTATCACCTATCCCGCTGATAAAGCCATTTACCTTGACGGTAGTGATAACATCATTGCCGCTAATGGTAGTGCGCTAACCAACTTAAATGCCAGTAATCTTGCTAGTGGAACAGTAGCTGATGCACGGCTTCCTGCTACCATCTCTTCTGATATTACGGGCAATGCGGCTACGGCTACAGCGTTAGCCACAGGTCGTACTATTGCTTTAAGTGGCGATGTAGCCGCTACAGGTGTTAGTTTTGATGGTACGAGCAATATAACGCTTACCACTACTATTCAAGCAAACTCTGTTGCGTTAGGCACGGATACAACAGGCAATTATGTCGCTGATATCACAGCGGGTAGTGCTATTGATGTATCGGGTGGTGGTTCAGAAACGGCGACAGTTACTATAAATGTAGATTTGTCAGAGTTGACTACTTCTACCACAGATGGCGATGGTGACTTTTTTGTAGTTGTAGATGCGAGTAATGTCCAACGCAAGTTGACTAAAGCCAATATTAATCTTTCTGGCATGAATAACGATGCTGGGTGGACTTCTAATGTTGGCGATATTACAGGTGTTACTGCTGGCACAGGTATTTCAGGCGGTGGGACTTCTGGAACCGTCACTGTTAATATGGACATTAACGGCTTAACCACGGAAACCAGTTTTCAAAGTACAGACTTAATACCTGTTTATGATGTTACTGCGGGTGCTATCCGTAAAGGAACAGTAGCTAATGTCGCTTTGGTAGGACCGACCGGACCGACTGGACCGACCGGACCAACTGGTTCTACTGGACCGATTGGACCTCCAGGACCGACAGGGGCAACTGGACCGACCGGACCAACTGGACCGACCGGACCTCCAGGACCGACGGGTTCTACTGGACCAACTGGACCAGCGGGACCTCCAGGACCTCCCGGACCGACTGGACCGACTGGACCGACCGGACCAACTGGACCGACCGGACCTCCAGGGACATTTAGTGGAACATTCAACGGTGTGATCACAAACAGTAGTAACCAACCTTTTTGGGAAAACCAGACAGCGGTAGGTGCTAGTTACACGATTACAAATACTTATAACGCTATGTCGGCTGGACCGATTACTATCAATAGCGGCGTTACTGTTACTGTTGGAACAGGTGAGACTTGGACGATTGTTTAGATGCGTGATTTATGGCAGTTATGGTCTGGTGGAGCAAGTCAAGCTCAAATAGATTGGGTCACCAATATTGCTAATACCAAGCCTGTTCAAGAGGCTGGGATATTTTCCTCTTCTGAGGTAGATGATAAAGTCCGCACAAGTAGCATTCGTTGGCTTACAGATGAGCATAAAATACGCGATTGGCTGTTTGAATATGTCAAAATGGCCAATCGTAACGCCTTTAATCTAGATGTAGATAATTTTGCGGATATCCAGTATACCGAATATTTAGCCACCGAAGGTGGCCATTACGATTGGCATCATGATGTTGATTGGAATAATGATATTGGTTATGATAGAAAATTATCCATAACTCTGCAATTAAGTTCTCCCGATGAATATGAAGGTGGGGACTTTGAATTTAGTGAAGTAGTCTCTCCTGGAGCTGAATCTAAAGAAAAAGGGAGTGTGTTGGTTTTTCCTTCATACTTACAACATCGGGTAAGACCTGTTACAAAAGGAAAAAGAATAAGTCTTGTAGCATGGTTTGAAGGACCAAGGTGGCGATAGATGTTAGGTTTTACCACATTATCTGGTGATACCCTATCGGGTCAGGGAGCAACGGGTGTCAATGTATTTGTCACTGGTGTTTCTGCCACAGGTGGTGTTGGGACAGTTACGGCTACAGGCACTGCTAATATCCCCGTTACTGGCTTAGTTGGTACGACAGGGGTTGGCAGTGTTTCTATTATTGCGGAAGCAAATGTTTCTGTCACAGGTGAAACAGCTACGGGTAGCGAAGGTTCTGTTACTGTAGTTGCTGAAGCCGTTGTTAGTCCTACAGGTGAAGCCGCTACTGGTGCAGTAGGTACAGTCACGGCGACAGGTACAGCGAATGTATTCCCAACGGGTGAAGCCGCTACTGGCGCAGTTGGCAGTGTTACTGTTGCCGCTGATGCGAATGTATTCCCAACGGGTGAAGCCGCTACTGGCGCAGTTGGTAGTGTTGATATAACGGGTGATGCAAATGTTCCTGCTACAGGAATCGCGGCTACTGGCGCAGTCGGCAGTGTAACGGTAGCGGCAGGAGCAAATGTTTTCCCAACGGGTGAAGCCGCTACTGGAGGAACAGGCTCTGTAACGGTTACTGGTGATGCAAATGTTCCAGCCACGGGTATTGCGGCTACTGGAGCAGTAGGTTCTGTAACTGTTGCGGCTGATGCTAATGTAGCGGTTACGGGTAATTCTGCTACGGCTTCTTTGGGTTCAGTGACGGTAACGGCTGATGCAAATGTCTACCCTGCGGGAATATCTGCTACCGGACAAGTAGGAAGAGTGTTAGTATGGGGAACAATCGTTCCAGATCAAACACCAAATTGGTCTCAGGTTTCACCAAGCCAGACACCAAGTTGGACAGAAATAGCGGCGTGAGGTTGATATATGCCTAGTGTATATACTAATAATTTGAGATTAGAACTCATCGCTACTGGTGAAGCTGGTGGTACTTGGGGAACTAAGACTAATACAAATATTGATTTAATTGCAGAAGCCCTTGGTTATGCCGCATCCGATATGGCATCAGATGCGGATGCTACGCTGACAATGTCAGATGGTGCTACGGCAGAGGTTCGTTCGTTAATGCTAAAGGTCACTTCTGCGGTGAGCCTTACAACTACTCGTAAACTTACTATTGCGCCTAATACTGTATCTAAAGTTTGGATAATTGATAATGCCACTACAGGTGGCCAGAGTATTACTATTGCACAGGGTTCGGGTGCTGAAATCACTATCGCTAATGGTGATACTCGTGTCGTTTACACACAAGGTTCGGGTGCGGCGGCGGCAGTTGTAGATGCTTTAGATAACTTAACCATTTCAGGCACACTCACAGCTTCTACTTTTGCAGGGGCATTTACAGGTAATGTGACTGGTAATGTGACGGGCAACCTCACAGGCGATGTAACAGGAGATGTCACGGGCGACCTTACAGGTAATGTGACTGGTAATGTAACGGGTAATGTCACAGGCGACCTTACTGGAACAGCTACAAATGCCACAAATACAACGGTTACAGATGATACATCAACTAACGCAACTTTTTATCCAACCTTTGTTGATGGGACTTCTGGCAATCAAGCTCAAGAAGTTTCAAGTTCTAAGTTAACATTTAATCCATCTTCTGGTACATTAACAGCAACAGCGTTTTCTGGGGATGGTTCTGCACTATCAGGTACAGGGGGCGGTCTGTATAAAGGTGAAAACGGTGAGGTTGGTTCATCGGCAGGAGATATTTTTAGGGTGCATCAGCAACAATTAGACACAAATGTGACTATAGATAGTGATGAAAACGGCTTGTGTGCTGGACCATTAACGATTGCTAGTGGGGTTACTTTAACTATTAATGGCAATCTGAGCATCGTGTGAGGTTAGTATGAGTACAATTAAAGCAGATACAGTTCAAAACACAAGCGGGGGTGCGGCCACGCTGACCAAACAGACAGCCGCAAAAGGGTTCATTGCCTTTTTTAGTTCTGGCACACCATCAATAAATAATTCATTTAATGTGTCTTCTTTGACAGATAATGGCACAGGTAATTGGCAAAATAATTGGACTAGTAGTATGAGTGGTCAGAATGACTACACTATTGACGGGGCTATCAGGATTGATAATGGCAACACTGCCGTAGGCGGTGGTTCTTTAAATATCTATAGACTTACTACTGCTATGGGTACGACTAATTGTAGATACACTACTACGAACCTTGCTGATGCTGTAGATGACTTTAATGAAGTAGTAAATCATTCTTGTGGAGACCTAGCATGAGTACCTTAAAAGTAACAAACATCGCTGGTCTGACTGGTTCGTCAACCGATGTGATGCAGGGGCTGGCAAAGGCTTGGGGCCACTTTGAAGGCTCTGACACTGTTTTAGATGATTCATTTAACACCACAAGCATTACCGATAATGGGTTGGGCAATTACACGGTGACAATTGCTAACGACCTCAACAACGCAAATTATTCTTTAAGTATAGGCGCAGATTGGGATGTCGTTTCAGGTAACACTTGTCACGGTTCGTCAAACAGTATGGCTACAGGTTCTTTTGTTATTCGTATTCGCAATGGCGGTTCTGATGCCGACAGAGACAACACAACATATAACGTGGTTGGAGACTTAGCATAATGGCTGGAACAATAGTAGCAGATGACATCCAACACTCCACAGCGGGAAGCGTGGGTACGGAGTATGTGGTCAATGGTAGTGCGAAGGCTTGGATACATTTTGTGGGGAATGTGAACCCGCCGACAACGCAGGACAGCCACAATTTTGCAAGCATCACAGATAGCGGAACCGGAAATTTTGAACTGTCCTTCACTAGTTCAATGAGTGCGGCGACATATGGCGGCTGTTGCAATGGAGACACTTGGGGCGGCTCAACAACATTCAACGATGGCGGCGCGAACACAACGAGTGCGCTATCAATTGGTGGCTGGAATGATGCGGCGGCAAGACAGGACCAAGCAGTTATGACTGCGATGGCAATGGGAGACCTCGCCTAATGACAACGACACCTGATTTCAAAGGCACTCACCTCTTTGACCGCTTGGGCTGGGCGAAGCAAAACCTTGAACCGGTGCAGTCTGACTATCGTGTGGTCTATGAGGACAGCGTGGACGAGTGCGCCAAGATACTTGTGCCTGACCCGAACTGGATGGCTTGCGCTTTACAAGGCGGCATCCTTCCACCTGTGTGGGTCTATTGGGAACTAGCCAAAGACGAAGCTCAGCCAGACTTTAAGAAGCACACAAGGGGCTATCTGTTGCACAACACTGAACCGATGCCAGCAATGACAGAGGAACAGGCAATTGAGTACCTGATTATGAAAGATGTGCCGCAGGATGTGTGGCGCGAATGGAACATGGGCAATAAGCCCAAGTTGGTAATCTGCAAAAAACAGCAATTACCGCAAACACGCGAATGGCGAAATGCGTGGCGTATTAGCGAAGATGTCGCCGTAGACATGGTAGCATAGGAGAATAAAGATGCCTGAAGTCTATATTGTAGATAAGGATGGTGCTCTAGCGAATGCCGCAGAAGTTACCATGCCTTCTGACCGTCACTTTCGTGGCGCATGGTCACTGTCTGGTTCTGTAATCAGCGAAGATATGACTAAAGCGAAAGAAATTTTTCGGGATAAAATCCGTGAAGTTCGCAAGCCTCTGCTTGATGCAGAAGATGTTGCCTACATGAAAGCAATGGAAGCAGATGATGCAACAGCGAAAGCCGCATCAGTTGCAAAGAAAACCAGCCTTCGTGACGCACCCGCCGCATCAGCAATAGACAGTGCTAGTGATATTGCCAGCCTAAAAGCCGCATGGGATGCTGATTTACTCGGTACAAGCCCTTACGCATAAGAGGTAGCAATGCCGCTGAGTAAGCTACAGTTTAAGCCTGGAATCAACCGTGAGGGAACCAACTACTCTAATGAGGGTGGTTGGTTTGACGGTGATAAAATACGCTTCCGTTATGGTTATGTGGAGCGTATTGGTGGTTGGACTAAAGTTAATGACTCAGCGTATATTGGTGACCCCCGCAAAATACATGATTTTGTTACGCTAGATTCTTCTAACCTTTTGTTTATAGGTACTGAGCAAAAGGTATATTTAGAAGAGGATGGCACATTAAATGATATTACACCTATCCGTAGAACAGTTACTCTAGGTACAGACCCCCTAGATTCTTCTACGGCGGGGAGTGGTGTAATAACCATCAATGATACAGGTCATGGTGCTTCCCTTGGTGATTTTATAACTATTAGTGGTGCTACTGCATTTGATGGATTAGGAACAGGCGATCTAAACCAAGAGTTAACTATCACAAATGTGATTTCAGCTAACTCATACCAAGTAGATACAGGTGGTTCTGCTACGGCTGGCTCTGTTTCAGGTGGTGGCGGTTCAGTACAGGTTGCCTATCAAATATCTGTTGGACTTAATACTACTGTTCTTGGCACAGGCTGGGGTGCGGGTACTTGGGGCAGATTTACTTGGGGCAGTACGGTAGGGTCACTAGCGGGTGAAACATTACGCTTATGGTTTGCCGATGATTTTGGTGAGGATTTAATCTTTAACCAAGCTGATGGTGGCGTTTATTACTGGGATGCAACAGGTGGTGTTTCCGCGCGAGGGGTAAATATAACTGATCTATCTGGTGCAACAGATGCTCCTACCGTTGCTCGTAAAGTAATGGTATCTGATGTTGACCGCCATGTTCTTTGTTTTGGCGCAAATACAATAGGCACTAGCATACAAGACCCTTTGTTAATCCGTTGGTCTGACCAAGAATCTATTACAGATTGGAATCCTACGGCTACAAATACAGCAGGGGATTTGCGGTTATCACAGGGTTCTGAAATAATCACAGCGGTGCGTACCAGCCGCCAGTTCTTAGTTTGGACAGACCATAGTTTGCACTCTATCCAATATGTAGGTGCGCCATATACTTTTGGAACAGCATTGTTAGCAGATAATATTCGTATTGCCAGCCCTAATGCCGCTATTAGTGTTAATGACCTTGTGTTTTGGATGGGTCAAGAAAACTTCTATGTTTACGATGGTCGCGTAACACCCATACCATGCTCGGTAAGGGATTATGTGTTTAGTGATCTAAACCGTAACCAATCATTTAAGATTCATGCGGGTAGCCTAGCCAGCCAGAGTGAAATCTGGTGGTTCTATTGTTCTGCCAGTTCTGATGAAATTGACCGTTATGTGGTGTTCAATTATGCAGAACAGGTTTGGTATTATGGTTCTATGGTGCGTACTGCATGGAATGACCGTGCGGCAGGAACTCGTAGTTACCCACAGGCTACAGGTACAGATGGCTACCTATATGACCATGAGTTTGGGTTTGATGATGGTAGTGTAAACCCCGCCGTAGCTATAGATGCGTATGTCCAATCTTCTGATTTTGACATTGGTGATGGCGACCAATTTATGTTGATACGCCGAGTATTGCCTGATCTTACTTTCAATGGTTCAGAAGCGGCTTCTCCTGCGGCAGTATTTACAATGTCTAGCCGTGATTTTAGTGGCGACCCGTATACAGAAAGCCCTAGTGGAACAGTTACTCGTGCAGTAGCCAGCCCTATTGAACAATATACTGACCAAATATTTGTGCGAGCCAGAGGGCGTTCTATGGCTTTAAAAGTCAGCAGTGACGCATTGGGCGTAAAATGGCGGTTAGGTGCGCCACGCTTAGATGCTCGTCCGGATGGTAGAAGATGAGTAGTGGTGCGGGTGGCAAAGTTATCCGTACGATTATACCTGTTGCGCCGCAACAGTATGATCAAACTTTTGCTAACCAGTTAGCTCGCAACCTTGATTTTGTTATTGATGAAGTAAGGTCGCCTATATCTAATATACCGAATATTGCAACTTCTGGTGAAGGTGGAATATTGCAAGTGGGCGATTTATATGAAAAAGATGGATTTGTAAAAATTGTTCGTGAGAACGATGTTTTGGCGGGAACAACAGCCGGAATTACCGCCGTTGGAACTGTAACAGTGAGTACACCATGACTGATATACTAACAATGCCTGATGGCTCTAAATGGAAACCTTCAACAAGCCGTGATATTGTTCATTGTGCGAGTTGCCCTAATGAGGTGGATACCCCTGCCGAAATAGCAAGTTACCCCGATGGTAATTGCCCTGATTGTGGTAATCCATGGCTGGGTACAGAAAAAAGAAGTACTGTTATCCAAGTAACTGTGCCTGAATCTATGTCAGGTGGAAGTTCATAGGTTGCGAAAAAAGATTAATAAGGGTATGCTAAGATCAGCAAATTACAGGAATAGCTACCCTGCATCACATTATAACGAGGTTTTATGATGCAAGGTATAGCAACGCTCCCATTTGAAGTACAAAATGCGCCACTTGTGCCGACAGGTGGCCTTGAGTCTGTGCGTCGAGCGGCTGATATGCTTGCTGATTTTGGGCGTGAGGGTGATACATACATCGTACACGCCGCTGAGGGCGAAACAGTTATTCCTGTAGAAGTCCTCGATGCTAACCCCCGTATGAAGAAAATGCTGTTTAAGCAAATGGAAGATATGGGGTTAGATCCTGAGCGTTATATCGTTGGTAATGAATTAAACAGTATCAACCCCGCTACTGGTCAGCCTGAGTTTTTCCTTAAGAAACTGTTCAAAAGCGTTAAAAAAGTTGTTAAAAAGATTGCGCCGATTGTATTGCCTATCGCCGCGCCTTTCCTTTTGCCAGCTATGCCTATCGCTTTTGCTTCGGGTTTGGGTAGTTTGGCTGGTGGTTTGATTGCTGGTCAAAGTCCAAAAGATGCACTGAGAAATGCAGTTATCACAGGTGGATTAGCTGGCCTCGGTAATGTTGCTTTTGGCGGTAGTGAAGGCTTTGGCAGTGGTGCTTTCTTTGGTAGCCGTGCCGCACCTTCTGCGGGGCTAGGAACATTTAGTGCTGGCCAAGCAATGACGCCTGTAAATCCATTTAGTCAAGCAGGACAAACTAAACTAGCGGCATTGCAAGCACAAGCGGGGGTTGCTCCTGAAGTAGCGGCTCAGCAAAACATTTTTGAAAAAACATTGTACGATCCAGACCCTAATGTGGTTACGGGTGTTGATCCTGTTACAGGGAAGGTCACAACCAGTGGTGAATCATTCCTAGAAAAGTATCTTAGCCCTACCCGTACAAGCCTGACTCCTGAGTTTAAAGCGGCACAAGCGGCACAATCCGCGGCAAAAAGTATTGATGTTACAAATCAAGCATTGCAATTAGCTGGTCAGCCAGCATTAACGCCAGCCGCCCAACAAAAAATGATTGCAGATGCTGTTACTAAAGCGGCTACCAGTGAAGCTCCTGGGATACTTGCTAAGTATGGTCCATTAGCGGCTACTGGATTAGGCGTTGCCTCTCTAATGCCGCCCCCTGTAGATGAAGATGGTGATGGGTTTGATGATGTAACGGGTGTCCGGTTGTATCAACAAGATCCTGGGTTGTATGGGTTTGATTCAAGGTTCTATGGCGATAACCCATATTATCAAGACCCAACCTTTATGCCTCCTGTAACGGCGGCTGGTGGTGGTGAAATCGTTGGTCCGGGAACACCGACCAGTGATTCTATTCCAGCCATGCTTAGTGATGGTGAGTTTGTAATGAATGCCCGTGCTGTCCGTGGTGCTGGCGGTGGCGATCGCCAGAAAGGTGCTAAGAAAATGTACGCCATGATGAAACAGCTTGAGGGGAGAGCATAATGGCTGAAGTCCAAGAAGTAATCCAGCGCGAAGCCCCCGAAATTGAAGCCTATAAAATAGGCTTAATGGAACAAGCTAAAGCTCTTACCAGTGCTCCTCCTACTGGTGGGCTTCCTTCGGTTACTGCAGAAGGTATGACGCAAGCAGGGCAACAGGCTCTTGGCGCGGCACAATCTGGTTTAGGCGCATATCAACCGTATCTTACGGCTGGTGCGACAACAATGGGTGCGGCATTGCCAGCATATCAGGCTGGTATGGGGCTGGTAGGACAAGCGGCTGGCACATATGGGGCAGGAATGGGTGCGCCTACACAAGCGCAAATGCAAGCCTATATGAACCCTTACCAGCAAGCTATCCAAGATGAAATTAACCGTGCTTATGATATTCAGGCTACACAAGCGGCTTCTCAAGCTGTTGGACAACCTGGAGGTCCAAGTGCTTTTGGTGGTAGCCGTGCTGAAATCGCACAACGGGAAATAGACCGTAATCGTGCTCAAGCACTAGCACAAAGTCAAGCACAAAATTTCTTGCAAGCTCAGCAAGCGGCTCAGCAAGAGCTTGGTCGTGCGCTACAGGCGGCACAAGGCATTGGTCAGTTGGGCGGTGTTCAAGCAGGGTTAGCACAGGGTATTGGTCAACTTGGTCTTGGCCAAGCAAGCCTGAGTGAACTTGGCAGTAAAATATCACAATCTGAAATTAATCAGTTGGCACAGCTTGGCGAACAAGAGCGTCAGATCTTGCAACAACAGGCTGAAGCACAAAGAGCAACAGACTTGCAAACTATTTATGAACCGTATCAGCGGCTTGGCTTTTACAGCGATATACTGCGTGGTGCGCCTTCTACACAGCAAACTATCAGCACAGCCTCTGCTCCTCAACCAGGATTCCTTAACCAATTACTTGGCGCGGGTATCGGCGGCTTGAGCTTATACGGCGCGGCTAATAAAGCATTTGGGTGATAATATGGATAATGTCCTACAACGAGCAATGTTTCAGGGTCAACGGCCACAGCCTATGCAAGCTGATGGTTCAGGTATCACTTCAGGTTTGGCTGATACCGCTGAAGCTATGGAAGAAGTAGGAACAAAGATTGATAATGCTGAAGATTATGCTGGTGTTATGGATGCTCTCCGTGGGGATGAAGCATCAATAGATGAACGCCGTACTGAACTTGCAGGGTATGTGGGTCGTAAAGATGCAAATAAAACCCCTGATTCTGTGCTGACTTTGCTTCAGCCTACTTTCAGCATTTTGGAAATGGCTGAAAATGAAGCCCCAAAGGGCGGCATCAATATGGGTATGATGCAAGCTCCTGGACAGCAAGAAGCTATGGCTCGTATGGCTATGGGTGAACAACCCGTAATGCGTCAAGAAGGATCTCCTTCAGAAGGTGAAACTGTTCCTGCTGGGTTTAATATTGATGCTTATAAGCAGATTATGGGTATGGTTCCTGAGCCAACCAGTTATGAAAGTTATTTAAAACAGTACCAAGATTTATTGGGAAGTGATCAAACAGGGTATGAGTATGCCCCCTATATTTCTGGTTTGCAGTTAGCGGCGGCTGTCGCAAATGCGCCTGAAGGTGGCCTGTTGAGCAGTATCCTTGCTCCACAAACCATTTCTGCTGTTGCTGATCCTATTTTGCAAATGGCTCAGGCTAAAGGTAAGCAGGAGCAAGCTATCAAACTTAAAGCGGCTGAAGCGGCAAGTAAAAGCCAAGCGGCTTCACAAGAAGCTAAAACAGATCTGCTATCGCTTTTTGCTACTGAAGCACTTAAAACACCTGACCTTAAGATTTTTGGCAGTGATGCACTTGGGCAGTATGCAGTAGACCCACGCAATCCTAACAAAATTATCACTTTGAAAGAGGGTTTGGGTCAAAAGAAAACACCGTTTGGTGATTCTACCATAGGGTATTATCTGCTTAATGATGATAACACAGTAACTACCTTGCAAGAAGGTTTAGGGCGTAAACCCGATATCTTTGGTAATGCAGAAGCAGGGTTCTTTTACCTTGATGAAAATAATTCTGTTGTTACTGCTAAAACAGGTACAGGTCCGGATAAACAAATCTATGGTAATGCCGAGTTTGGGTTCTATACCTATAACCCAGCGGATGGCACAAGTTCTGTCCTGCAAGCGGGTACGGGTCCGGAAGCCCCTGAGTTTGTTCAACTTATTGAACGCTTTAATGATCAAAAAGCCATTGTTGATAACCCTGCTTCTACCACAGATGCTATCGCAAAAGCCAAGCAAGAACTTACCTTTTTGTCTGGCAAACTTACTCCTTCTCCACAGGGTACAGAGTTTGAGCGGTTGCTCCAAGCGGGTAAAGATAAAGTGTATGCTCAAACAGAGGGTACAGAAAAAGAAAAACAGGCGGCGGCTGATAAGTTTGAAGCTAATGCTTTGGAAGGTTACATTACAGCTAACACGACACCTAATTTGCAATACAACCCACGCAAATCTATTGATGATGTATTTGCAAAAATGCTGGGTGAGGATATCGCCGCTATCAATGCCAATGTTGCATCAACACAAGACCTTAAAAACTTTGCCAATCAAGCGGCACAGGCTTCCGAAGGGTTTGAAACAGGTGCTCTGGCTGGCACTCGGTTGCGTATCCAGAAGTTTGTTAAAGCAATCCCAGGATTGGATACTTTCATTAAAGAGGGTATGTCGCCCGAAAACTATGCTGTTATTATGGGTGGCGATCCTGTACAGGGTGAACTTGCTGAACGAGCCAGTAACCAGTTTGCATTAAGGATGTCCCAGTTTATTCCTGGAAACCTCAATGTTGAAGAACTGCAAATGGTTCAAAAAGCAGGTCCGAGCCTTTACACCACACCTGAAGGCTTGCAAGTATTGTCGCAAATTTACAATGCCGCCGCTGACCGTGCTATCAAAGAGCAACAGTTTGTAACTGATTGGATGCAAACCAATAGCCAGAAATATCCGAATGCTGAAGATAAATACATCGCACTTAACCAAGCAAGATCAAACTGGCTTTCAGAAAACCCTGTTGTGGATTCTGAGATTATAGCAAACCTTCCCAAAGCACCAATAGGCGGTGAAATCACAGCCCAGCGTACTGTAGGTGAGGGGACTGAGCGTGAAACACAAACGGTGCGACTGACTCAGGATCAAGATACTCTTGCTAGGTTCATTAGTGAGTTCGATACCAAAGAAAAATTTAAAGCAAATGTCGGTAAATTAGTCCAACTTGGAGTATTAAAAGATAGAGATGGTAGGGTTATTACCACTAACCCAACTGATGCCGATATGGATAGACTTTGGGGAATCTATTCAGGTTTCCAATTTGGGGAGCAATAAATGGCTAGACCAGACGACCCTCTTGTAGTTGATACGGTTACTGATGAGCAAGTTGATGTAGCCCCTGAGTTTATGACTCTTCCTGATGATGCGCTAACCGTAGATGCTTTGCCAGAAGTGTTCTTCACGCCTAAAGGGGCAAGGATAACACCTTATACTACTGAAGATGTGCCTACCAGACAGTTAGACCCTGAAACAGTTGAAACTGTAAACCGTGCCGCTATAGAGTCACAGTTTATGGAAGATGTTACAGGGGCTATGGATGTAGGCACTCGCCCCGATGATTTCAAACCTCTTACTGTTGAACCTGATGTTGGGAAAGGTCAACTGGTTACAGAAGAGCCTTTTAAAAGCAATATAGAGTTAGAAAGCCTTAACCGTCAGCGTGTTGAAAACTTGATTATTGATCAATATGGCGGTAAAGGTTATCAAGGGGCAGATACTGTTGGTCCAATAAAATTGGGTGTACGCGAAGGTTTAGCTCGCCGTGGTAAATTTGAAGACCGTAGGGGTTATTTCAAAAAGCATTACCCTGAAGGCCGTTATCTACGGATAGATGTGGGTGGTGGTGAAACAGTCGAACTTTATAGTGTTGTACCAAACGGTGCGCTGTATCGTGCTGACCCTACTTTTAACCCAGAAGCCCCAGGAGCAGGGTATGAATTTTTAGCCGATGCGTTAGATGTAGAAGCTAATATTCTTACCCCCACGAATGCAACGGCAGTAGCCGCTAGTATTATTTTCCCACCTAGCCTACTTGGTACACTCGGAGTTCTTAGCACAACGACAGGGGCTAATTTTTTAGAACAATGGGCGGTAAACGAAACAGGAAGGTCGTTTACGGATATGGCGGGTGATATTTCTGTTTGGAAAGATGCCGCAATAATAGGTAGTTTGGAAGCCGCAATTTTTAAAGTTTCGCCTATTCTTGGTAATCGCTTTAGGGCAATGTTTACTGCCGAAGGTCCAAGTGCCATTCTTGCTGGTAAAACTGCTCCAGGAGCTATTGCTGGTCAGGAATCCGCAGAACGGTTAGGCTTACCACTACTCACGGTTTCCCAGTTAACTGACAGCCCCATTATCCAGCGTATCCAAGGTCAGGTAGCGGGGGTATCTAAAACTCCTCAACAGGTTTTCAACAATCAACAAGCAAAACTGTGGCAGTTGTTAGATCAAAAAGCCAAATCACCAAAAGGAATGGAAGGGTTTACTGCGGCAGAGTTACGCCAGTATTTAGATTTGTCTGCCCGTAGGCTTAGTGTAGAGCTTGACGATATGTACAAACTTCGTGCTCAAGGCGCGGATGTTGACGTCAAAACACTACAGAAAACGCAAGAAGATATCCGTATGCTTACAGGCCAGTTGGACAAAAGCCTACGGGAAGTAACTGATCAAGCCTACACTCGTGCGTTTGAAACTGCTGAAGCTGAAGATGTTGTTTTTGATTTAGCTCCTGTAAAAGAGGTAGCCCAAGATATTCGGGTAGGTACACAAACTCGCGCTGGCACAACTGAAGCTACGACGGAAACAATAGAAACAGGTGTGTTGGGTCCGGATGGTAAACCTATTACACGCACTGTCACAACCCCCGCTAAAGAAATTACTGAGACGATTGAGTCAGTAGACCAACGCTTGCTAAACATTGCTGATAAGTTTGAAAATGTTTGGAATCAGGAAGTTACCACACTTTCAGTTCGTGATAAGGGCAAAGATTATAGTTTCAATTCTCTCAAACAACTTCAAGCTATGCGTAACGAAGTTGCTGATATTGCGTTTGGTGGTGGTCAAACTAACCAAAATGCTGTGAAACTTTTAAAATCAATTGATGAAGTTTTGCAAAATCCTAAAGGTGGCGGCACAGCATGGAAAGAAGCATGGGAGGAAGCTACTTCGCTCTCTAAACTTGCTTCTGATGTCAAAAACGCCAGTAAGCTCCATTCCTTTTTTGCAAGGAATACACAGGTAAACCCTGCTGAGCTTGGTCAAAAATTCTGGTCGGGTGAGTTTAACTCTTCCGATTGGAATGTTATGAGCAACTGGTTGATCAGTGCTTCTAAAACTCCGGCGGGGCGTGATGCCGCTAACCAACTTATGCGTGATGTGCAAAACGGTTTTCTTCAAGACCTTGGCTCAAAGCCTGATCTGATTGCTCAGCGTATTCGTACGATGAAAGAAAACGACCCTGAGTTGTATTTAAAACTTGTTCCTAATGCGGCTGACAGAGCTCTTATAGATGATATCGCACAACGGGCGGCTTGGATACAGTCAGATGCTGTGCAAACAGCCTTGGCTAGAGATATGTCAAACGGTGCTCGGGCTATCACGCTTGTAAAAACTATGACAGATAATGAAGTTGCCAAGTTTATTGCAGATGGCGGTGGGTTTATGGGCAACCGTGCGCTTAATATGCGAGCATCTATTTTTGATAGCATCCTTAAAAAATCAAGTTCTTATAATACCGATTTAGGCACAGATGTTGTTGACCCCAAGGCTCTTTCTACTGAAATAGATAAACTTTTGAAATTTGATGGTGAGTATTCTGGCCTCGAGCCTCTTTTTAAAAACGCCGAGCATCCAGAGTATATGCAAGAGTTGGCGGACATCCGTACTTATGTCATGTACACAAACAAACTTGATGATTTGGGTTCAAGTTTGCAATCTGCTTCTACTGTTGCCGGATTGCAAGGTCTTGAACTCGGAGCATTAAAAATGGTTTTGCAACAAAATCTCATGGCTAAGTTCTTAGCGTCGCCACCTTCGGTTGGACAAATGAAAAGAGCTCATGGTCCAAACGCCTTTAAATTTGGAAAAGATTCCGTATACGGCGTTTTACTAGACACTATGCGTAAGGGCTTTGTAGACCAAAGTGAAACCCTGGAGGAAGAAACATTACGCACCCAAATGGCTCCTGCTATGGGGGATACCTCAGCTCTAGAAACAGAGGCTACTACTGATGTAGCTAGTGCGCCTGTTACACCTCCTGTAACCGCTCCTGCGCCTCCTGTAGCGAGTGCTAATATAGGGTTGCCTAAAATACCGTTAGCGAGTACGCCTCCTGCCACACAGCCAAGCTCTACGGACTATGCCTCTCTGTTTCCCCGTGATGAAATAGGTGGTGCAATAGCAAGTCGTAGCCAAGGGATTATGAGTTTAGGATAAGTTATGAATTTAGAGCAATTACGCAAAGAAATAGAAGCAGATGAGGGGTGTAGGTATGACATTTACTTGGATCATCTTGGCTACCCTACTTTTGGTATTGGTCATCTTATTAGCGAAACGGATCCAGAGCATGGAGCAGAAGTCGGGACGAGTGTCAGCGAAGCTCGTGTCATACAGGCATTCAATACAGACATGGATATCGTACTGGATGACTGCAATACGCTCTATGAAGATTTTGAAACGCTTCCGGAAGAAGTCCAACACATAATTGCAAACATGATGTTCAATATGGGCAGACCACGCCTCAGCAAATTTAAAGGAATGAAGGCTGGTGTGGATGCTCGTGATTGGAATAAAGCCGCTGATGAAATGGTTGATTCACGCTGGTATCAGCAAGTTACTAATAGAGCACAACGGCTTGTAGACCGTATGCGAGCAGTGGAGGCGTAAATGGCTTTTAATGTAAATGAAAACGCCACTCCTGCAGTTGGCATTGGGGGGTTACAAACACAACTCCCCACACAGTTTCGTGTGCCTGAAGACATGAGTATAGCGGCTAAAATTTCTGATGATATATTACTGCCACAGAAATCCATAGGCACTTATAGTGGTGACTTATTGTCGGTTACCAATCCTTTAATGGAAGTGCTGAACCCTGTAGGCGAGTACCTTAAACAACAGGCTTCTAATCAAATTGAGCCTGAGGTAAATACTTTTTTGCAACAAGTCATGCAATTAGCCCAACAGCGATTCCCTAATCTCGGTGGAACAAACCTACAAGGCATTGGCTCTTTAATGCCTGTACCCCAATTACCAACCACCTTTTCCCCTCTCAGTATTGCCCAATTTGATCGACCTATAAATGCGGCAAGAAGCCTAATGGGGAACTAATTATGGATCCTGTAAGCGCAATGGCGACCGCTTCAGCGGCTTTTGGTGCGCTTAAAAAAGGTTTCGCTATAGGTCGCGATCTTGAATCTATGGCTAGTGATTTATCAAGGTGGATGGGTGCGCTTTCCGATATTGAGCAAGCTGAAAAAGAAGCTAAGAACCCACCTATTTTTAAGAAAATAATCAGCAGTAAGTCTGTAGAACAAGAAGCGATAGAAGCCTTCGCCGCAAAGAAAAAAGCTCAAGCACAGCGTGATGAACTTAAACAGTGGTTGCAATTCACCATTGGTTCAAAAGCATGGGATGAGCTTATTGCAATGGAAGGCCAAATCCGTAAACAACGCCAAGAAACAATTTACCGACAGCGCGAGCGTAGGCAAAAGTTTGTTGAAATAGTAGTAATCATTTTAGCAGTTCTTACTGGAGCGGCATTACTGTTTGGGTTCATTTGGCTTATGAAAAGCAAACAGAACTAAACAATCCAATCCCTAAAGTCTTCTGCAAGGACTTGGCTTGCTATGTTGATTTTATTCCGCAAGGCTTTGAGGATACGCTCATCAACTGTATCTTCCGCTACAATATCAATATATGTTACTTTGCTAGTTTGCCCGATACGGTGCGCTCTATCCTCGCTTTGTAACCGTATTTCAAGGTCAAAGTTATTACTGTAATACACCACAGTTTTGGCTTCTGTCAATGTTAGGCCATAACCACCTGTCCGTGGTTGCCCTACAAAATAAGTCAATGGGTCGTTAGGGTCTTGGAAACGGTTAACAATTTCCTGTCGCTCATCACTCTCGGTTTCACCATAATAAGTGGCTACTGATTGTTCGCCGTAAACTTTTGCAATAGATTGCTCGATGTTCTTAATGTCATGTGTAAAGTTAGCCCAAATGATAACCTTGCCGTCAACTTCTTCTAGAACGGACATTAGTTCAGGTAACTTAGCTGAATCAAATATTTTCATTTCACCATCGTCCATTCGCACATGGCCTGAGCAAACTTGTTGTAGTCTGAGCAGTTGCGTAAGGATTGTATCTGTGGTTACAGAACCTTCCTCAAGCATGGCAAGGGCAAATGTTTTAAGGCTTGAGTATACCGATTTTTGTTCAGTGGTAAGTTCCACACTGCGTTTGATATACACTTTATCTGGCAGGTCTAAGCAGTCTTCTTTCTTTACACGGAAACTGAAGTTTTCTAGAACACCGTTGAGTTTATCAAGGTTACGGTATCCTACTACTTGGTTAAAACTGTGCGCTCCCATTGTGCGGCGTTGCACCACGGCATACTCGTATTGGAAGCTAAAGTAGCTACTATGGCCAAGTAACCATGGATCAAGGAACTCACATTGTGTATACAAATCCATAGGGCTTTTGGTTACTGGTGACCCTGTTAGTATGCGTTTGAAGGTAGCGTTTTTTCCTATCTTCACAATGTTCTTAGTGCGTTTAGCATCCTTGCTTTTTATGGTAGTGCTTTCATCTACAGCCATAAGACATTTGTGAGCATTGATAAAACGCTCGGCAATATCGCAACCCTTCTTTGTGCTGAAGGCTTCAACATTCATAACAAAGATCTTGAGGTTATCGTCGGGGAAAAACAGGGTCTTTTGTTTTTCAAGTTGTGTTTTGGTTTGGCTAGGATTCCACAGCACCGTGTCATACATAACATGGTCTGGAATGTGCGTGGGCAGTTCACCTTTTTCCCAGTTTCGGTACACGCCTTTGGGGGCGATTATCAATGCCGCCGTAATCTCACCTCGGTCATACAGCACACACATATTGTCAATAAGCACTTTTGATTTACCTGTCCCCATATCCATGAAGTAGGCAAATTCTGGCTTGTTCCAAGATTTTTTCAAAGCCTCGAGCTGGTGCTCATAGGGCTGGAATTTAAACTTATAACGCATGACACCACTTTCTAACGGGTACTTTTTATAATAGCCCTAAATACAAAATCTTACCAACTTTTTTACATCTTAAAATTTGTCGCGCGGACAGTCAAAGTTTAAAACTTCTGTAATCAAAATAAACGATACTTTAT